CCAGTGTCAACAGTTGCTGCTTTCAAAGCCTGGCTCCTGACTTGTCGGCTTGACTCATCAGTTTGTCTGGCTTTAACACCCTTCAATTCCTTGTAGGTGGTTAGCAATTCATTGGCACTGTCGTAATCAAATTCACCATCAGCTTTAGCGTACAGCCCCAAGCGAACTGGTGATTGCTTCACCCAATCCACAAACCCTTGGTCATTTGCCACTTGGACAAAATCGGGGTGCTGTTGCGTCAGTTTTTGCTGCATCTGCATCTTGTTGAAGTCAACGGCTGCTTGCCGTGCTTTGACAACATCAGGATGTCGATCAATGGTGTTTTGGACTGCTTTCTGCGGATTCTCAAAAAAATCTACTTCTGGCTCGACCTCAACAGGTTGTTGCTTTGGAGAGAGATTTTGCTTGATCAGTTCGTCTGCAAGTTTTCTGACTTCACCAACTTCTTGCGCTTGTTTGCCAATATACCTTTCGGCTTCTTGGTGCATTCGCACAACTTCTTCAAGAGATTTTGACCGATATTTCTCGGGAATCTCATTGACTTTGGCTTCTTCAACTTCCAGTTCGCCTAGCGTCTCGTTCTCTTGATCAACTAACATAATTTTTTCCTGCCATTTAAGGTTGTAGGACACAGCGCGGCATATTGCTTATGCGCTGGCTTTTTGCTCCGATTTCAGCTTATCTAGGTGGCTCTTTTCAAACTTACCGTGCGCTGACGGGAATGAACCTGACCACCCTTCAAGCCGAAACGCTGGGGTTTGCAAAGCGCGGTGGGCTGTCCCACCACACTCGCACTGAACGATTTTCATCTCATAACTGACAAATCGGTCAATCTTGTGTCCGTTTTCACAGACAAATCCATAAATTCTTTTCATAAATCCTCGTAGGCTCTTTCGCTTACTTGTTTCAGATTCTTCAACCAAATCAAAATAGACAATTCGCCTTTTTTGAATTGTAAATCTTTTTCGTCCTGAACATTGCTGACATTGTTAATAGAGTTGATCACGTTGTCAACATCCTCCATTAAGTCAATCCATCCAGGCTTGGAAAATAGGTCAAATCTGTCGTCATAGTATTTTTGCAGTTCTGGAGTCATATTTTGATAACAAATTGCCAAGTAAACCAGGCGGTTAAGCCAACCACTACAGCTACCAATGCAGCCCATAGACCAAAAGTCAGTATGTCATTAATCTCTGATGCCCTAATTGCCTTGGCGTGAGCTGCTTCAGCTTCTGCCTTCTTGCGTTCAGCCACCATGCGGTTGCGCTCCAGCATCAAGGAATTCCATACGTCGTCATTGCCCGACCAAATCAACATCTGCTTCAACTCGTTCTCTGCGTCTTGAAGCTGCTTGAGCTGCATCACCGTTTCAAACGCCACTGCCGTATCGCTCTTGCCAAAACCCTTTGGCTTCTTCTTGACCGACTCCTTGGCGATAACGTCCTTCGCCTCAAAGAACTTCATCAGGTCACCGCTGATGCCATTGATGTCCTTTCCCATCTTGATGGCAGCTTGTATCCCTTTTATGGCTCCTTGGGCTACAGCAAATGCGGTAATCGGGTCAATCATTTGTCCCGCCTATTCCACATCTCGAATAGCGTTTTGATCTTGTCCTCCAAGACAGCCACCCGCAAATCCAACTTTGCCAATACGATTATCAGCGTGATGATTGCCAGCAGTATGGGCCATGCTTTCGACAGGATTTCAAAGAAGTCCACTTCACAGCCCTAGTGCTTTCTTGATAAACTCAGCTGCTACACCTGGCCCAAACAGAACTGCTGCAATCACGACATAGAGCAGATACTCCAGCTTTGCCATGCGCTTTGAGCCAGCAGCAAAACTCTTCTGGATGCCTTCGTACCGCTCGGCACAGATGGCCTCATGCACTGACAGCTTAGCCTCAGTTTCGCTGATCATTTTTTCGGTCATGCTGTTACTCCTTTAATCAATGAGAAGTTGATTACAGGAGCATCGGTTGCAATGCCTCCAGTTGTGTAAAACGTAACATTGAAGCTACCAGCAGCAACTGCGGTAACCAACAAAACGTAAAGATTTGTTCCAGACTTTTGGTTCAAAATTATGGTATCGGTAGCCGCCACCAATGTATTTGTCACCGTAAATGTTGCCGCTACAACTGACCCTGCTGCCGAAAACATGGTAATTGCACCACTTGGCTTGCTCAGTGTTACGCCTGTTGTCCTGCTTGTTGCTTGAGTAACAGCACCACCAGAGCCTGTGCCGTAGCCAAGACCAGCAGGAGAAGTAACAAGTACGCCATTACTAGCAGAAATTTTATAGGCCTGAGTGTTGCCGTAGACATTCAAGTCTTGCTGTACGTCCAAAGCCGCAACAGAAGTTGCTCCTGTCAGTTGGATGTCAATGCTTGGTACTGTGTATTGATATACGGAATCATTGGTTGAACCAACCATATACATCTTTGTACCATCAGGCTTGATGTAAATACCAGTAGGGGCTGCATCTTGACCAGAAATACTGAACACGTTGACAAATGCTGATGTGCTGATGTCCCAAGGTGTTGTCAGGTTGTATTGGTTAACGTCATCTCCCGTGTTACCAATTACAAACATCCGTGAGCCATCGCCAGTAAACACAACACCATTGGGGATTGTTTCTTGGCCCGATACTGAGAAAGACTGCAAGAACGTGGCTGTTGATACGTTCCAAGCGGTTGACAACGTGTACTGGTAAACAGTATCGCCAGTAGAGCCAACCATGTACATAGACAAGCCGTTGGGTTTAAACCATAGCCCAGAGGGAGTTGCTTCTGCTGCAACAGAAAAAGAAATGCTGTCGTAGGATGCTGTTGCAACAGACCAAGGTGTGCTTAGTGTGTATTGGAATACCGCATCGTTGGTTGCACCAAGCAAATACATTTTTGCGCCATCAGCACGGAAAAATAATCCTTGGGGAGCGGTATCTTGTCCAGCCACAGAAAAGACAGTTGAGTAAACAGCAGAAGAAACAACCCAAGCCGTAGATAAGTTGTACTCGTTAACATCATCACCAGTAGTGCCAATGACATACATCTTCAACCCGTCAGGGCTAAAGAATAAATCGGTTGGATTTGTCTCCTCTCCAGCAATAGAGAAAGACACACTGTCGTAGCTTGCACTAATTACGTTGACGTTGCTTAGGATGGTGTCACCAAATTGGCTTAAGCGACCAGCAGAATCTATGCGAACACGCTCAGTTGGCGTACTACCCCCATCAGAAGTAGTGCTGAACACCAACCGTCCGGGCATATCGTTTGTGCCGGGAGTGCCATCTACTGCGGCTGAGATTCCTGCCGCTGAAAGAAAGTTAGTGCCATCGTCACCTGCATATGAGATAGCACCGAGACTGTCACCATTTGCAACTACACCCATTGTCCCAATAGCCGCACTTTTCGATCTTGCAAGGTTAAATGTTGGCGTTGCTGATGCAGTTGCAGACCAGAGTGATGTAGTCATTCCTGACCCACCATAACCAGTACCAGCCTGAAAATATTTAGCACTTACATTAACGCCGTTAAATGTTTGCACTCCGACTTGAGTTGTGTAACCGACTATTACACCACCACTTGCATCAATCACAAAAGGACTTGCATCAGGACTAGCCGAATCTTCAATTAAAAAACTATTCCCCGTACCAAAATTGGTAATCGTCAATGGTACGGCTGTCCCGCTGGTCACTGTGAAGCTGCTTGCGGTTGTTCCTGATGACACAAGGCTTGTTGCGGTGATAGCTCCCGCGCCAAGAGTCCCCACGCCAGCCATGTTGCCAGTGGTATCCGCAATGGTTACTACGCTGTTTTGTACTAGCTTGCCAGTTGTGCCATCAAATCTAACGATGGCGTTGTCGGTTGAGGATGTTGGGCCTGCAACATCGCCGCTGCTGCCAGCACTACCGCCTTGTCTCAACTCAACAAGTTGTCGCTCCAGTTCGGGCGGTACAACCTCACCCACATTGATTTGCTGACCTGACGACAGGCTGATGACCAGCGAACCGTCAAAGTCAATGCTTGCATCAGTCACTGACACACCATCAACACCGTCTGTACCATCCTTACCAGGTGTCCCTGGGATGCCTTGCTTGCCATTGGCGCCATCGCGCCCTGGCTTTCCATCGCGCCCGTTACGCCCATCGCTACCGTTTAAACCATCTCGCCCGTCTTTGATGGTTAAGACGCGCTTCTCAATAACATCTGTTACGTTGTCAAACTTCTCAGTGATGTTAGTTTCAATTTTCTTGAACGCCTCAACCACCATCTGCACATTCTCAGCAGCCTTGCGCTGCTGCATCTGCTTGACCTCGGACACAGAGTTGTTGACCGCACCAAAGATGTTGTCGGCAATGCCATCAACATTGGAATCGTTGAAAATTTTATCGATTGCCATAATTTAACTCCGTTGCAAGTTTTTCGAGAAACTGGTTTTCCATATCCACCACGTTGCTCTTGGCATTGTTCATTTGCAGTTCAACAATTTTGCTCTTGTTTTTCATGTCAGCTTCCTTGAGCATGAGTTCAGCAATTTTGACACGCTTGTCAAATTCCTTAGCGTTTGCCGAGTCTTCATTGGGCAAGTTCTTGGTCAGGCTGGCGCTCATCTTGGCCTGCACTTCCGCAGGCATCAGCTGCGCCTCTGTCATTAGTTTCTGCGCCTCGGCCCGGTTTTGCTCGGCTTGGGTGGTGTTCACCGCAATTTGAGCCTGTGCTGCCTGCATTGCCAACTGTTCCTGCATCTGGGCCTTCTGCTGCGCGTTGGGATCTGGCTGATTCATCTGGTCAAGTGCCGCCATCAACTCGTACCTGTTGGTCAGGCTGGAGTTGTTGAGGATGCCCTTCAAAATCAACGGTAGGACAGGGGTGTCTGGACCCAAGGTCTGCAACAGACCAATGAACTGCTGCTGCTCATGCTCTCTAGCAATGATGCCCAAGGTCGCAGTCGGGATGAACTTCATGTCAACACTTGGATACCTCTCAGGGTCAAACTGCATATAGCGGTAAGCCGCTTTTTCAATAAACGGTATCAGGAAGTCTTCTTGAAAGTTCACCAGGGTGCGCTTGTACTTCTTAATGATGGTGGCAACCGCCATGTTCATGTTTCCGCCATCACGGGCTTGCTGGCTCACCATGCCTTGCGAATCCAAGGTGCCTGTGCTTTGCAGCAGCATCCTCTCAAACTCCTTGGCGGTGTTGAGGTTGTTGAGACTTGTCTCGCCAAACTTGAATGGAAACAGAATTTCGCTTGGGTTGCCGTTCACCAGTAGAGCCTTGCCTGGCTTCACTTCAAACTTGGCGCCACGGGGCAACCTGGTAGCGTCCATTGCCATCATGGGGCTGGTGGTCAGCGCCAGGGAGTCGAGGTGTGACCTGACTTGGGCGTCGATGGCCTTTTGCATATTGAAGGCTTTTTCAACGGTCCCGCGCCCCAGCAGGCGGTTGGGCACAGTATCGTCCTGGTAGCTGATGACCGGGCGGTCCTTCATCATGTAAGGGTTGGCCTCGGCCTTGAGCAGCATCCCATCGTTGGCAATGACCACGATGGCCTCGACCATGTTGCTGTACTCGTCGGCTGCTGACTGCTCGGGGAACAGATCGACGATCTCCTCGTCTTTCTTGTCCAGCATCTCCCTCGGCACCAGGCCGTAGTAGGTCAGCAGCAGCACCTTCTCGTCCTGGTACTGGCTGATCTCTTGGGTTGGCTCCAGGCCGGTGTCCTCGTAGGTCGGGGTGATGTTCACCTTGCGGTAAATCCCCTTCTCAATCCCCTCCACGATCTTGTGGATGGAGATGTACTTCTCAATCGCCACGCCCATGCAGTCATCAATGCTGGTGCCGTTGGGGTCAAACAGGAAATTCTTGGGGTTTATCGGCACAATCTTCACTGCCGTGCGCTCACCCTCCATCACGCCAATGGCCGCGGCTGTTTGGCCTGGAACTGGTCTGGTTGCGGCAGTAAACGTCTTTTCTTGCTTGACAATAATCTCGCCAATGCCAGTGCCGTAGATCTCCGCCATCAATTCAATCTGATCGATTGATTTCCTGATCTTGTCGAGCTTGAAATCCTCCATCAACTGCGCTTTGAGCATCGCAACATCGATTGGATTGTTGTTTACATCTTTGAGATCGTCGGTAATGTCGAAAAACTCGCCCTGACCAAAAATGGCCTCCATGATCTCAGCGTGTCGAGTCTCCACGGCCTGCTGGGTGGCGGGTGTAACGATGCGGCTGCGCTCAGATTCACGGGTTTTGTCCTCTGCTGCCCACTGTCCCCGGAAAATACGCTCGTATTCCAGGTAACTATCAAGGAAGTTAGCATTCCGGTAGTCGCGCCAGCGGTCGCAATGCTCGGTGACGAACGCAGTCAGGTCTTTGTCCTCCTGCGATGGTTCATCAAACTCGTTTTGGTCCATATCTTCACCTCGTAGTGTCAACTATTGTATCTCCGAAGGGGTCTGTGTATATAGGCAACTCAATGGTAGGTGCTGGTAATGCTTTTTCACGGTCAGTTAGCAATGCTTTTTGTATCTTTACAAAGCCTGGTGACCTATCTGGAACTTCGTATATGTTGCCAATTTTTGCTTGGTCAATAAAGTCAAGCAAACTTTTTCCAATCTCTTGCCCTTTATATTTTTCGCTTACAGCAATGCTATCAAGCATACCTTTTTCAAGTTTTGCTGCGGCTACAAGATTGTCTCCGTCTTTTATGCGTATTCGTGTATCGCCAAATTTTGTTGTATCTAAAACTCCGTTATAGCCGTTAAAGTCAAACTCAGCAGTAAGCGCTTTTTTGCTGCGTAAATCTTGTTTTTGTGCTCGATTAAGCATATCTTCTCTAAATCTTGACTTAGCTTCATCAGTCTTTAATTGGTCTGCAAAATTAGAAAAAAGTTTATCTACAGGTGTTCCTTTTTCTTGTGGATAACCCATTCGCCGACCAAATCCGTACCCAGAGCTATTACTTGTAAAAGTGTTGTTAGCTCGGGCTAAAGCTAAAGCATTTTTATTTGTAACGCTTTCCAGCACGTTGCCTATTATATTTTTGCCTATTAGCGGAGTAAAATTTAACGCAGTTCCAGCATAGAAAGCTGGTTCAGCCACTTGCATGATTGACTTATATTGAGGGTGCATAACGCTGAACCCCATTTCATCATGGGGAGTACCAAACAGGCCAGAGACGGCTGCATAGGTGCGTGGGTCTGGTAGCGTATTGACATCGCGCTGCTGGGCTAATGCTCTAGCCCGTTCGCCTTGGCGTTGGATATTGGGATTACCAATATATGCCCCACTAAACATTCCAGTTGCCATATCTAAACTCCAGCAATTATGTCTTGGGGTTCCCATTCTTCACTGTCATCTTGCTCAAAATAACTGGTAACCGCCAATTGATCAATATACGACAGCGCATCTGGCAAGTCATCGTGAACACCTTGAGATGGGAACATAAGCAATTGGTCTACAAATACATCCCAATCCTCTTCCCGATTGAGAATTATCCTTCCATGCTCAAACCGTCCCTGCAATGACCAAATGATTCTATCAGTCTTCTTCCGATTCCCATGTGTCAAATCCACAATGTGACTGTACACGTTATTCTTACGCATCAAATCACTCAAATACGGCAATACCGCATTTTTTAGCGAACCCTTCTCAATCCCAATAGACAACGGCCTGTATTCCCGCATCGCCAGCAAAATCTTTGACGCCGTCTCCCGAATGTCCCAGCGGCCATGCTCAATCTCTTTAACAAACCAC